CCGCCTCAAGATATACTTTCATCTTCTCGGATGTTTTAATGGATTGTCCAAAAGGTTTTTCTTTATAAACTTCGGGGTCTGCTTCTCCTTGATAGTATTCTCTTTTTTGTTTTAACTTCATACGATATTGAAATTCCAGTGCTGTCTTCTCAGTTGAGAAATCGTTGTAGAAGTTTAAATATTTATTGTGCTGGTAAGGAATGTCTAGCGAGATTTGTGCTAGGTCTGCTGAGTATTGTTTGTTTTTGAATTGGAAGTCAATCTTTGAATCTTCTTCCCATTCTGATCTAACATGATTAAAGAGTGTTTTCAGGTCATCAAATTTCATAATTTTTTATTTTTCTTATCTCGTAATTCAAATTTTGTATATTTAAAAGTTGCATCTGCTGTAAAATAATTTACTTCAGTATCTTCAACATCAAATCTTACTTCGGTTAGTGATATTGGAAAAAGATTTTCAAATGATACATATGCAGCAATTTTATTATTACTATTTGTAATTTCTAATCTTCCATTAGAAGTTTGTAATTCTTTGTGTGCATGTTCTTCATACAATCCAAATTCTTTTATCCAATTTTGAATAGACATATAATTTTTTAATTCTTCATCAATAATAAATGTGAGATTTAAATCTCCAGTCTGTATGCCACCAGCACCTGCTAATGGGATAGATCTAAATCTGGTTGGGACATCAATTGAAGGTAAATTGATATCGGGTATATTTGCACGTTGGCAAAAGAAATCTACTCCTGGAAATAAATCCAAGTCCATTTTAAATCCTGTAGGAGCAAGAAAATTTCTATTTTTTGGTTGCTCCGAATACCACTTAGACTGTGCCATAGTGTTTTATTTTTATTTAGGTGCATAAAAAAAGACCCCCTTTTGGGGGGTCTCCATAACTATCAAACTGAATCAGTTGATGTTGGTGATTTGTACTCTTCTGTAGTACTGGTTGCTGTTAGCATTCATTGCCTCGCCAGCAGGTGCTGAACCATAGTTACCATCAGTAGTAACGAATGGGTTGGCGACCATACCGTAGCGAGTCTTGAATCCAATCTTAGGCTGGAAGGTGTCTTGACCAATGCTACGAACCATTTGGAGAGGAACGTATGGGCAATAGAATAGACCAGCATCATAAGGTGAGGTGCCCTTATAACCCATTACATAGTAGTGCTTAGAAGCAGTGCTTTGGGTGTAGGAAGGACCACCGAATGGATCGATGTAAACCTTAACGCGACCGTTGAGGGTGCCAGCGAATACGTTACCAGTGTCATCAACATTCATTGAAGTGCTGAGAGCAGGAGCGTAATCGAGAGCGCCAGTTAGGTTGAGAGCTGAAGCAACGTCTGCTGAGCAGATGATAAAGTTGCCCTTTCCTCTACGTGTTTCTTGAGCGATAGCATTAGCGTCGCGGTCAATCTGGAATAGAAGACCCTTAAACTTTTCTGCCATCCAACGACCATTTGAGTCGATGTCAAGATCATAAATTCCCTGGTTAGCAACATTTTGCTGAGCGCCTTTCTTAGCAACGAAATAAACTGTGCGAATAATTTCACGGTTGATTTCAGCAAGAATCTCCGAAGAGAGAATGTTGGCAAGCTCTTGCTCAGCATCAAGACCGTGGATTGCCTTAAGGTCTTGTGCAAGCTCTAGAGTGTATTCAGCTTTGAGAGCGCGTGACTTGGCGGTAACCGAAGTCTTCTCAATGCTGAATGCCATCTCGCGGAATAGACGACCTGCTTCGCCCATTTGCTCAAGGTCAGCACGTGACATCTTGCTGCCTTGCTCGTATGTGCCAGGAGTGCTGTCATTAAGAACTGCAGGGTTGTTACCCTCCATGTCTCCACCCGAACCTGCTTGGTTACGGACGTTGTAAGCACCCTGAGTGGCGTCGAAACCACCAGAGAAACCTGCATCAGGCTCGTTGTATAGTGCCTCTTCTCCGCCTTGATTCTCATACTTAGCCTTCATGGCAAAGATGAGTCCAGTAGGACCGCTCATTGGTTGTACGCCACAAATATCGTATGCAACGAGGTTGGGCATTGAGCGACGAATTAGGCTGATGAGCACAGGATCGAAACCAGCAAGTGCGCCAGTACTAGCTGCTGCACCTGTTACGTTGGTTGCACCAGCAAAGTTTACTGCAACTTCGCTGAGCACACCGCGCTCCTCGCGCATGAATTTTTCTTGATTTTCTAGCAGTACAGCGGTAACAGCCTTTCTATGTGGATCTTTAATCTCAGCGAGACCAGAGTGACTAAGAACGGGTGACCACTTTTCCTGCAATGCTTGTGCATTGAACATTTGTTTTTCTCCTTAGGAAAATTTGTGGTGATGATTTATAATATACTTAATTATTTATTCAAATTTGATTATGACCAGCGAGCAATTGCAGCCATGTAAGCTTTCATTTGAGGTGAAATATCTTCACTGTCGATTTCGGCTGGTGTTTCATCAATCGCTTCCTTAACAACTTGCTTAGGGAAATATGATTCTCTAAGGGTAAGAAGTTTCTCGCGGAAGTTATCTTCCGAGATAAACTCTACACCTTCTGATAATGAGGCGAGTTTTTCTTTCTGTGTATCAGCAAGACCTTCTGAAATTTGATTTAAGATTACGGTTTTGTTGAAACCAGAGAGGGCGTTATTTAATTCAATATTGCGCTCAATTTGTTCGTTTAGGCGCGACTCCATCTCACAAAGCTCTTCTGTCATTGTCTCGACTACATCAATTTTTTCGTCGGGGATTGACAGATGATTTTCTTCAAATACTGCTTTGAGACCCTTCATGAAATTCTCTTGAATTTCAAGTCTTAATCCAGCATCGATAGCAACTTGGTTTTCTTCAACCCATTTACCAATGGTGTAATTTAAAGTGCCATCGATTTGCTCAGCAAGTTCTGATTTGATTGCTTCTACTTCTTCAAGAAGTTTAGCGGCATACTGCTCTTCAATCATCTTAACTTGCTCAACGATTTTTGATTTAACTGCTGCTTCAAAAATCGTAGAAGCTCTTTCTTTGAATTCTGGTGAAAGTGTTTCTCCTTCTGTTAAAGCATTGATGTCTTCTTCAGAAGAATATTCAATTGCTTCCATTCCAAACACCTTGGTGTTGTTAGGACCACCAGGAATTTGATAACCCGATGATTTAATTGAGGGGGCAGGATCTTGGTGGTTATCTCTTACAACATGCCCATCTTGTACTTTCTTTTTGCCTTTCGCAGCTTTTGCTCCAGGATCGCTAGGACCTTGAGGCTCTTCGAAAGTTGATCCACCAATTACTTCTTGTGATTGACCTGGGACTACAGATGTGGGCACAGATGGCATTGGATCTCTTCCACTAGATGCTTTTGCATTAACTGCTGTATTTGTTTGGCCAGTTACGGGTTGCATATAACCACTGGCAACAGGGTTACCAGGAACTACTGAAGATCCAACAGATGGCATTGGGTCGTTCTCTGCAAGAAGATCTTCAAACTTTTCGTTTAACATATCTGACATTTGGTATACCCTCTTTAAAACAGTACAAACTTTAATTCTATCATTATTTATTAAAATTACAAACTAGAAATAAAATCACTAAAGACTTTTAGTGATCTTTCTTCTAGATTGCGTCTAGTAGATTCAGAAATATATCTCTCATATTTAGCAATTTTTGCCTCTTTTAAGCGACCATTATCCCAAACCCACTCTTTTCCTTCCATAATTCCATTTACAAATGCATCTGGTGCGGAGGGATCTGCTACAATATCTGCAGCTGTTGCGAGCATAAAATCATCTCGCACATAATTAACGCCTTGTCTTTCTTCAAGTGATCCCATGCCACGAGAAGAAACTCCCAACTTAACACCTTCTCCAAGTAAAGACTTAGCGATACTGCCCATAGGAGTTGACAAAATTTGTGCTCTTCCAACAAAATTGGATCCTTCTGCTTGAAGTTTCACAATTTTATGTGACACTCTATCAAGATTAACTGTAGGACCATCTGGATGACCTAATTCACCGAGAGCACGTCCAGTCATAATATGCTCTTCGTTGTATCTACCAACTTCTCTTTCTAAAACAGAAAAAGGATAGACACGACCATTACGGTTTTTGATATCTGCTTGAAGGAAAACTCCTTCAATATACAGATTTTTTTTACCGTTTGATTCTTCTTCTAGAATTTGAATATCTTCGATACTCTCGGTGATTAGTTTCATTGATCTGATTCCTCTTCTGTTTCTGTTGATACTTCAGTTTCTTCCTCTTCTGGAGAATCAAAATATGTTGAAGCAACAGTTGATTTATACATGCTCAATGCGTCTGCTGCCTTAGCATATAAAACATCATTAATTTTATCAATTGCTTCGGATTTATTTCCATCTATGATGGAAGATACAATATCGATAGTGTCCATGTGATATAACCTTTGTAATTATTTAGTATTCTTGCTACTTGATGGTGGTGCTGGCGGCGGAGGATTTGCCGATAACTCTAAAGCTTTGGCATTCATTGTATTAGTGTGCACAGGATCAGACACCATTTTATTACTAATATCTGTCTTCATTTGTTTATCTATCTCAATATACTCAACTTCAGTTTGCATTAGTATTTGCTTTCTTACATACTCAATTGAATAATATTTGCCAACATATGGATCAATTTTTAACAATACATCAAGACGAGAATTCATTAATTCTGCTTGGCGTAACTCAACGAAATGATTGTCAAAAAGAAAATCATATTGAATGTTTTCTTCCATATCTTCCCAGTCTTCTGGGGTGAGAATACCTTTAAGAATTAATTGTGTCTTTAAAATATCATGTAAGATGTATGCAAACTTTTTACGAAGTCTTCCTACAAATTTTGCAAACTTTAATTCGTCTCTTAAAATTTCTGTAGTCTTTCCTAGATTGAATGATTTATTATCATCGGTTAATCTAGACGGAGGAAGATTAAGAGAGTTGTAAAGTTTTTTTCTAAAATATTCTACGTCTTTTAATTCGCCAAGATTTTGTCCACCAGGAAGAGTGGTAATTTCTGTGCCTCTACCACCTTCACGACGAGGAAGCCAAAAATCCTCAAGCATACTCATGTGCTTTTTGTCGTCGCGGATTTCTCCTGTCTGTGCATCATAAACTAATTTATTGCGATAACGATTCATTACCTCTCTGAGATATTGCTCTGCTTTAATCTTTGGAAGGTTACCTACATCAATATAAAAAATTCTTCTTTCTGGTGCTCTAGATAATCTGTAGATAACTAATGAATCCTCAATCATTCTCAATTGATTAAGTGATTTAATAGATTTATGCAGATAACTAAGATTCATTTTTTTGTTGAGATCCATTAATCCACAAGGAGCAAATGTAATCGCATCTGCTGCTAATCTAACTCCTCCTTGCATTGGATCTGGACCACCAGCAAAACTGATAAACCCTTTTGGATTGTAAAGATAATACTCAATAGTATCTCCATAATCATAGGCTAAAGCAGAAGGATTAGAATTTAATGTAGAAATTCTTTCTCTGTCCTTTTGCTCAATTCTTTGCTTTACTTTTTTAATCTTTAGAGGATCAATGAAACGTAATTCAACAATACCACCTTTTGGATTATTTAAATCAATTACTTTATGGTAATATGTCCTACCATCAATATACCAATTTCTAAACAATTCATGCGCTTTTTTGTCAAACTGCAACAACGATTTAATATAATTAAATTCTGTGCGAATTCTATTTTTAATACCTTCACTAACATCCAAGTTAGATAATTCTATTTGCACAGGAGATTCATCTTCATCACTATTAATTGCTTCATTAACAATTTCATCAATAGCTGTATCAACTTCTGGATGCAGAGACATATCTCTGTATCTACGGATGAGATCAAACTCATTTCTTGCTACGCCATCAATATCCACATAATGACCAAAATAACCACCAGCAATGGTGGCTACTCCATCATCAGCATTAGGAGGAATTGGCGATTGTCCTTTTGGTTTTTGATTTGGTCCGTTAATAGAAAAGCCAAACAACTGACTCATAGTTTAAATCTCACATAATAACTTCTAAGATATTTATATTATAATTTAGGGGTCTTTAATTTCAACGCCAGAAGGAGTACCAACACCAGCAGTTGATAAAGTTACACCACTATTTTCAACTGTCCAATATTGTACTTGGAATTCAACAGTAAAATCTTCAATCTGATCATTGCTATCATAAGCAAGATCAATTTGAGAAACGTTAGTTGGGAAGCAATACCATAACTTATACTGTCTCAATATAGAAGCGTTAGTTTGACCATCTCTTTCTAGTTGTTTTACTAGAAGGTGCGCGGTATATCCTGTGCTATCATTTGCTGGTTTGTGTCTATCTGCTCTGTTTCCATCATGTGAGTTAATTTCTGACATCCACTTTTCCATCGCGCTGCGAATAAGAAAGTTTCTATCATTAATAAAAGTTGCTGTCCAAGTATCAAATGTGCGATCTCCAGCAATTTTTACTGTTCTTCCTCTGTAAGGAACTTCAATAACACCTAAGTTTGATGCTGGGAGAGCAGCCGATTTACACAGCATGTTAGTCAATGCTGCATCAGCAGGGACAGATGCAAATGATGTTGGATATTGTACATCGACGACAAATAGATTTGGTTTTACGCCTTGATTTACTTTATTTAAAAAGCCTGATACACTACTGGAGTACATGGTGGTTACCTCGAAAAATGTTTATTAAAATTAAACTTGACCTGTGACTTCTGAGAAGCTTGCACCAGATCTCGTTGCAACAAATGTAATTGTAATAAAGTTAATTGATCTAGCTGGTTTAATATAAATTTCAGCAACAAATTCATTTCTATCGATAACATCTGCGGTATTATTGGTCTCGTCACAAACAACCAAATAATCTGTTACACCCGCTTTTGCTTTTACTTCAGTCATAAATGAATCTACAGTATTGAAGAAAGTAGATCTAGTTGTTGCATCGTTAAGCTCGAATAATACTCCTCTTGAAACTTGAAGTACTCTTTTTTCAATAGCAAGGAATAAACGACGCACGTTAATACGATCAAATGCACTGGGTGAAGCAAGAGCGGTTTTATCGCCAAAGAGCACAACACCTTGTCCAGGGAAAGAAGCAATGGGGTTGATTCTTTTTTGATAGAGTTTATCTCTATCGGTCTTTGTAGGAGTATATGCTAACTTGATTACATTTCTTAGATTTCCTCTGTTTAATCCAGCGGGAGAAAACCAATCTTCTAGATTTGCTGAAGTTTGTACACAAAGTCCAGCAACATCTCCGTTACATGGAATATAACGATAGGTATCGTTATATCTATCATAGATGTATTTGTATCCACTATCAAATACTGCATATGAGGTGCTCGATCCTACCGCTTGGAAGAATGCAATAATATTATCTCTTTGAGTATCTGAGTTTGTAGTTGCGGTTACATTTTTGTATGGCGAGATAAAAGCAATACAATCTTTTCTATAATTTGCTACTTCAATAACTTTTTGTGCTTTTGCTACAGTATCTGTTTGAGATCCTAAACTTCCCCCTGCCAAAACAAAATCAATGACGACGTTTTCTGCATCATGGAATTTGAGAAGAGCAGCTTCAATATTGGTGGTTGATCCAGTATAAGAATCAACACCGCCAGTAAAATCATCTGCAGCAGCGATTGATTCTACATGTATATTATAATCAAATGAAAGAGCACTGCCAGTATTAGCTAAAGGAGTAGCTGCAAAAATATAGGATGATCTTGTATTAATTACATCAACATAATAATTTGATCCGCCCTCTGAATTCTTAGCCAACAGAGATTTAGAAACAAACAAGAAAGTTTCTAGAATTGTATTGGGTGTACCTGTGATGCTTCCTGATTTATCAATGAGCGCAATGTGAATCTCATCATCAGCACCACCTGCAGCAGCTGCAGCAGCAGATGTGCCTGGTTTGCCTGCAATGGTATTCCACTTTGGTCCTGATGTGTAGAGAACCTCATTATCATAATCTCCAGCAGCTGCTTCAATACCGTCGATATAAGCAATCACTAGTGAGTTGCCCCAGGTACCTGCAGATTTGGCAGCAAAATTCCATGTATATGTTGATTTATTTGCTTCAAAATCTGAGACATCCTTGATCAATACTGCACTGCCAGTATTAACTGAATTTTTAAGTGCAGTATCTTCTACTCTTATTACTAAAAGTTGTCCACCATACGAGATAAATGTTGATGCCACATACCAATCTTCGAAATTGGCGTTATTTGGTTTACCAAATGTATCTACTAACTCTCTCTCACTAGCAATAGATGTAGGCACTCCAACTGGACCTTTTGCAAAAGATCCAACAAAAGCAGCAACGTTGGATTGTGTATTAACAATAGTAGAATTGGTTAGGTCTCTTTCTCTAAGAACGATTCCTGGGGAAACTTGTCCTGCCATGTTTGTCTCCGTATAGACGATTCATTTTTATCTAAAAGTATTTATGAAAATCTACTTTTTAGAAAGACCATAGATAGGAGACTTCTGTGTGTCTATCACCGTATTCATCAAGGTGCCAAGTATCACCACTTTCATCGGTAAAAATCCGATCTTCATCTTCTAATCCATCAAGAATAAAACCAAATGGCGCCATGTCTTGCTCAATTTGATTTTTCTGTTCGTCATAGATTCTTTTTCTGACATCATTGTCAGTCATTTCTTTGAAGTATGGTTGCATTGCTAACCATGCAAAAATAACTAAACACATTGCTAGATCATCGTTGTGTCCTTCATCCGCTTCAAACGATCCATTTTTTTCAATAAATGTTGTCAATTCTCCAATGATATCAAAATCAGTAATTAATAATTTATCATCTTCAATAAAAGTTTTTAAGTTTGCACATCCAACTTTCTTGACGGTTTTAGACATCTTAATGCCTAACTGAGTTTTAGTGCCAGAGAATCCTTGTCCCACAATTTGTCCTGCTCTACCTCGCATAGAGCACATGAGAACATTAGGATACTCTAAATCATAGTGTAAAATATCTGCAACTTGATCACCAATGTCATTGATCTCTGTCAACACATATGCTTTATTATAGTTAACTGCAACATCTCTAATAATGTTTGGAAAAAGCATTGGTTTAATTGTATTATTTCTATACTTACCGACAATGGTATACGGCACTTTAGTTATATCATATACAATAAAAGCAGAATAGTCATGTGACACTCCTCTGGAAACATCGGCGGTAATAATATAATCATGATCTTTTTCTGCTTTTTGGTATATTTGAAGACCTTTTAAATTATCTTGAATTGGGTCTTCATATACCATAGATCTTAATTTTGCTGCAGAAATTAAAGTATCTACAGATCCCAAGAAATTACATTCAAATTCTTGCTCAAACTGTCTAGCAGAAGTGTTGCGTATAGTTTCTTCTTTCCAATCTTGATCTCTTCCAGGCACTTGAGACCAATGTACTTCTAGAGGCACATAACCATTTTTACCACGCTCAGCATCATGCCAAAGTTTATAAAACATATTCATACCCTGTGGGGTAGAAATAATAATAACCTTTGTTGTTTTACCAGACGAAATAGTAGGATATACTGAGCTAAAGAATTGCTCTGCAATATGGTTTGGAATGAATGCAAATTCATCAAGAAAAATAATATTAAAAGAGTTACCTCTAACAGCGCTAGAAGAGGTTGAGGCAGCAATTATCTTTGATCCATTCTCTAACTCTAATGATCCTTTATTCCATGCTACAATCCCTTGCTGCATCCACTTAGGAAGGTTTTCATATGCGAGTTGTAATCTTGATAATAATTCTCTAGAAGTTTCTGCTTTATTAGCAAGAATAGCAATTCTTACGTTTGCATTAAATATTGCAAAATATAATAGATATCCAATAACTGTAGTAGATTTACCTGTTTGTCTTGGAAGTTTTGCAATATTAAATCTATTCTCGTGAAAGTTTTTAATTAGTTGCTCTTGAAAATCATACATATCAAAAGGCACAAGACCTTCATCAAGAGAAATAATTTTAATATATTTTTTTGCAAAATAAACAGGATTTTGCTCACAAAAAATCCATTCTTGTATTTGCTTTTGTGTAAAATTTATTTTGGTATTCGCTTTTTTTAAATTAGGATTACCAAGGTATAGTGCATCACTCACTTAATTTTCCCAAATCTCTTTCTAAACTCTTTAATGTATTTAACCTTTTTTTCCACCCGTCACCTTTTGTTGTTCCTTTTGCTGGGTTAATACATGTATCATCGCCTATTGTTTTGTTATCACAAACTAAACTAGCAAGCTCTGTCTCGTTGCCTTTCTTGGTAGTGCCAGACCAAAAATGCTGACCACCAATCCAGCAAGCCCCGCATTTAGGGCAAGTTTTTGTTTGCATATTCCTTACAGTAAGATTGAAGTATTACTATATATGACAAAAAAATGTTTGTCAAGTAACACTGTCAGCAATTCCAAGCTCTTAATGATTTAGATAAACGATCTTGTCCAGTGTTATTACTATCTTTTTGTCTTTTACGCATTCCTTTCATCCTAGCACAGAATGACGCCCTACGGGGATTTCCAACCTTTTTTGAAGGTGCCTTAAGGTCGCTTCCAGGATTCTCACGCTCGTAAGATTTTCTTCCCTTTTCATTTAAACCACCTTCGGAATTTTTACCCGATTTTTTAGTCCAAGCAGCCCCCTCTTCTAAAGAAGTTTCGTATGCTTTTAGCTGCTCTTGTAACTCAGTAAAAGTTTTCATGATTGATATGAAACTGCTACTACTTTTACCTCAGCATTTGATGCATATACTTTAAAACTAGTATCTTTTCTAATTACTAAACTTGTCCCAGGTGTTATACTAAATGATCCTACTGCTACTGCGGGTGATGCGTTGTTGAGGATGGTAACTAAATGAGTAGCATTGCTTTGAGCATCGTGTATTAAACGCAATTCAGTTGCTCCTCCAACAGTAGTAGCTGTATTAGCAGTAGTGGGTAATGCTGTTTCAATACCAAGAATTTTTAATCTCATTGTTTCTTACCGTTTATTTCTATTTATTCTTCCTCTGCTTTTCCGCGTTTTAACATCTTTTGAAGATCAGCAGTTGATCCAAAAAAGATAGAATTGTTTACTGTGTTTGGACTTGCTTTTTTATCTTCTTTATTTAAGTCTTTCATTTTCTTTTGTAGGTCAATAAGTTTATCTGTCATATCAGCAACTTGTTTGATTGCATTGACAGCAACCTCATATGCTCTAGGATGATTGCTTTCTTGTGCAACATCTAAAGCACCTTCTATTGCTTTTTGACCTTTTTCTATAAGATCATATAAATTGTTTCTTGTATGCACATAGTCGCTTTCCGCTTCCTCGGCAATATCTTTTTCTGATTTAACAATCTTAACTGTTTTTTCAGAAAGATCAATATTAAAAATTTCTTCCATGTTATCTTCAAACGTACTCATAGTAATGTAATTCCTTGATTGAAACCAAAATCGTCATCTGGCATAATAAATGGATTATCTGCTGCATTAATTACACCATCATTATTATAATCTTGTTTTGCTTCTGGTGTAACTGTTAATTTAAGATTTCTCTTATGTTGTGCGGGAGTGCCAAGTGTTTCTGTAACAATAGCTTTTTTAATAACTTCAGCATTAATAACAGGACCGTATAGATATGTCTTTGCAGTAAATATTAAACTATAAACAATCTCTCGTCTAGTCATTAAATCATCTTCATAACTATCTTCCATATTGATGTTATTTAATACAATAGGAATATCTCTTTTTTCATCCATCTCTGGAATCATATTTACTGTTACAGTAAATGCTGGTTGAAAATATGGCAAAATTTGCTCTAAAATTTGTAACGCATCATCTTGACTCTTTGATAAAATCCCTAACTCAAAATTTATATTATAAGGCACAGGCATATACTGCACCTTAGAGCTATCAGGATTAGTAGTTTCCTTTAAATATTTTGAAATTAAAGAAGTTTTTCTGCTAGAGTCATATGACAAATCTGTCATTTCAAATGACAAACGTGGCATAGTAATATTAACTTTTCCAACAGTAGGGTCCTGTTGAATTTTTGCTAAAAATTTTGCTTTAGGTCCATAGGCAATAGGCACCTTTTCCTGACGAATTATTGCGCCAGTATCTGGATCTTTTTTAGTTAATTGAATATTATTAAAAAGTGTGCCAAATGCAACCACAGTTTTTCTTATAATGCTGTGATAAAAATAATTTCCTAACATCAGAATGAATCTCCTAAATCTCCATATTCTCCAAAAGGATTGCCTTCACTAAAATCAAGAATGGTATCCCCAGTGTCTTCATAATATTTATTATCTGCATTGTCATAATCTGCGATTGAGATATCAATAGTTTCAAATGTATTAATTACCCACTGAGCACCACTTTCATTTCCAACTACCACATTGTTTGGAGTAAACTCTCCAGTTACATTAGAAACGACAAGTTTTCTAGTAATGATATTCCATTGTACTACTGTGCCATTAACAATCTTAGGTGGTTTTCCAGCAACAATAATTGTTTGTGTAATGGTCTCTCCAACGTCGAACGATCCTAGACCACCTGTTTGCATTTGAATTGGGAATGCATAATTTGTAGTGTGCTCGATATCGTCAACTTCTTCTACGCCAGTATCAATATTAAAGTCTCCAGGATTTGCAATTTCGCAAGTCATTGTAAACATATATAGATTTCCTAGTTGATAGAAAGGTTCTTCTCTTTCTACGTATTTAATTTCATATAAATTAGTAGTTAATGGATAATAAATTAAATCTCCTTCTGCTGGTCTTACTGTCAATACTTCATCAATCGCTGGTGTTACTACAGTATTCCAAATTCTACGTGATATAATAAACGTAATTTCATCCGAAATTTTTAAACCAAACTTAGTCATTGCTTGTGATGCAGCACCGCCAAATCCTTCTACATTTACTAGCATCATCTCAACCATAAATGCTTCTTTAAAGTTTGACATGATAACATCATTCAATGGTCTTTGTAAAAGAAGTTTTCTTGGCAGGTAGTAACAGTCAGATCCAAACAATTTGATCTGCTCATCTACTAAATCTTGTATCAAATTTTGCTCGGTTTGGTTGCCACCAAATTGAGGAAAGTAAAGATTTTTCATATCAACCTATCATAAAGTTTGCTGGCAATTGATATTCGATATTAATACGATCTTCAAGATCTTCAATCTCTTTTAATGCATCTTCATATAATTGACGCCCGTTTAATTGCACTCCTCCTGGAAGTTGCACATTATTAAATTTAATAAGATTTTGCCCCCATTGTTTTTTAATTAATGCAGTAACATATCTTTTAATAAATTCATTGTTATAAACTTTATTAAAGTCTAGTGGATCTATAAGACGATAACAATCAATAATAATATACCTGTCTTTGGTTAAATTTTTTGCTTCGTAATCAATATATAATCTTCCTTGAGATTTAGTAAAACGAATTTGCATAAATGCACCAGTATTTAAAACCATATCTAATGTTTCTAGATATGATTTTGTCATATAATAATTAAGAATATCAAGTGATCCAAAAGCGTATAAATCATTTAAAAACATTTGATATTCAATACCAAATAAATCTCCACGAATACTACTAGATACGAAAGAAAACATTCTTTCAATTCCTATGACATGATCGGGCACTTCAATATAATTTCTTCTTTCTTCCCAATCGGATCCACTTGCTGTTGTAGACGTAGCATTACTTGTTGTAAATCTAGTTACGTCTGCGTCGGTTATTTTGTGTTTTAAAAAGACTCTTTCAACTCCATCGAAATGACGGTCATTGAAATATTGAAAAGCATCATCGATAGCATCTTCAATTTGATCGTCATCAACGTTAATCTCTAAAACAGGCGCACCTAATTTTCGTAAGCAATAATCTTTTAATTCTGCTCTACTAGATGGTTTTGCCATAAAAAAATACCCCTAGTTTCCTAGAGGTATTTATACTGAAGTTATATTTATAAGGATTATGCCTGTGCTTCTTCCCAGGAGAGACGAGCAAATAGCACACCTGATTGATTTGCAGAAAGATTCTGTGCTGTGATTGTAATTACATCAGGACCATCAGGATATGTGCCATCACCACCGATGATGGAGTGTCCAAGGTCTTTAACTCTAGATAGGTCAGCTGCTGTTACGGTAAAGTTGGTGCCTCCAGCAGCAGATGCATATAGAGCGAAGATAACGTCACCACCAACAATTATATCACCTGGGTTATGATAAATTACCTGAGATAGTGATCCAGATCCAACCGCCTGTGCTTGCCAGTTTGCTGGAGTAAACGAAGTTGAGGTAGCATTAAGACGAACTGAAATTAGGAAAGCACCCTGGCTGTAAATACCTAGAGAGTTTAACAATAATTGCATTCTATTAATTACGTTTCTAATGCCAAAGTTTCTAGCAATAGAAGCTTCTACCGATGGTGCGATACGAATTGAAAGAATAGGAGCAGTTTGGTTGGGAGCAATAACAGAAGCGGTAGATCTTGGAGTAGTAAAGACGTATGATTTATCACTGTCAAATCTACCATCCATTATGGCGCTAACACCCCAATGCTGCATAGTAGGTGTGCAGTTTTGAGTTGCACAGAATACTGTAGATGCTGCGGTTGATATTGTGTATGCAGTGTGATTTGCTTCTGCTGATCCTCTTCTAGCTACAGGTAATGTAACGTTGTTATTTGCTGTTACTGTTGCTGGTTGATCAACAAAAAATTGATTTGCACTATTAATACCAGTAATTCTTAGAGGAGTAACGAAGTTAAATTGTGTGATTGGCGGAACGATAATTTGACCAACTTTAAAGTTAGAGTTTCCTGCAGCTGCTAGAGTAACAACATTTGATCCAACTGTTGTAGAGGCGTTTGTTATCCCAGATGTACCACTTACATATGATGCTTCTCTAACGCATCCAGTTAATCTGTTTGGACCAATTACTAGTGTTGGAGCAGATGTATAACCAAAACCAGGATTAATAATTTCAACTTCTACAATTTGACCATTATTTAAAACGGCTTTAAATTGAGCACCAAAACCACCTCCACCTTTTACCATAATTGGTGGCTCATTACTATATTGAGCACCTTGTTGACCAACTGGTACTGTTACAGTAGCAATTTTACCACCTACAACTGTGCAAGTTGCAGTTGCTACTACTGGAGCAGATGCACCATTAAACCATGGTGATGCATTAGATGCGTTTGCAGTGACATCAGTGTAAGCAAAAAACTCGCCATCAATCAATGCTTCGCCATTAGTTACCGTGCCAACTGGCACGAAGAAGTTAGCAGCACTTGCTACATCAATGTTTCCTGGAGATGCTATAGTAAAACCAGAAGTAGTAATAGCAGTTGTTAATCTTGTCTCTTTAGGATTATTTGCAACTTCAAAACGTCCAGGTAAGTTACCAGATCTTAAGTATGCTTGTACTTCGGTGTTGTTATGTTGCATTTTATGGCAATACATTATATCGCCATCTTTTGCTCTTATACCCCAGCGAATGAATCCAGCACCATACCAAGTATAATCGATGTAAACCATCTGAATTTTATTGGTATCAATAGTATAATTAGAAGGACCAGTGCCATCTAATCTATCAATATTGAAATTGGTTGATGCTACTCTTGTTTCTACTACTTTAGTTGCTCTAACTGCAGCATCTTCTGCAAATACTTTAGTGATAGCTGAAGTATGGTAAGTACCACCAGTAATTGTTTGCTCTAATGCAAAACCAAGAGCAGTTGATTGAAGAATCATTGTTCCTGAAGCAGTAGATAAACCAACAACACCAGATGTTGGAGTGCTATTCAGCGTGAATGTTGTTGCACTTATAATATCGCGAATAAAGAATAAAGTATTGGCAGTTACGTTACCAAATGTGCTGCCAGTAAATGTAACTGGCATACCTTCAAATAATGATGCAGTTGATGAGCAAGTTACTACGTTTGATGACGTTGTAGTATTAGTGCAAGCAACTCTAATTTCTTTAGATTGTACCGCTACTGGGTGGACATCATTAAACGCAACGTTTGAAGCGTTAGCAACTGAAATTCTTGATCCAACAGCAAGCGCAGGTAGTACTGTTATGTTGCCACCAGAGGCAGTAGATAGAGTAACGTTTGTTCCTCCAGGTACGGTACTTAAGGTAAGAGTACCCGCTGCAGGCGTTGATGTTACATAATAATATCTATTGGTAACTAAACCACCAATTGACGCACCAGAAAGGTGAACTAGTTGTCCTATTTGTAAACCGTGGGCGGCGGACAAGGTGATGACGCCCCCCGCAGCTGTCGTATTAGTAATGGTAAGAGTATTACCAGAACCAATTGTCTCTCCAAGTGGCGCACTAAGTGTAGCAGTGTTATTTGTAGGATTCCATGATGTAATTACTGTACCTGGTGAAACTGACATTGATCCAGAAAGTTGTAATCCAGGTCTGATATCAGTTAAACCAGGGTTTGCTGAGCTGAATTGAACTGTAGTTGCACCAGAAGAAACAGTTACTGCGTTGAGTCTTAATAAAGCAGACGTTGCTTGTGAGTTACCCACAAAAGTAATAGCGGTGCTGTTAGCAACTGCGTTAGTAATAGGTGGAGTTATCGAAATTGAGTTACCAGTCACCGAAACAACTGTGGTATTTGATGGAATACCAGTACCAACAATTGTCATACCAGGAGAAATATTAAGACCACTAGCAAGCGCAAGAACGCTTACTGGTTGAGCAATTCCTGCTCCAGAAACACCAGGAACTCCACCGAAAGTATAAGCTCCAGTCGCGCCCCCTGTCATTGCATTGGTAATGGTAACAGTGTTACCAACTACAGAAGATACAAATGTACCTGCAGGAATGTTTGATCCAGAAACATGTTGACCAGCAACAACACCCGCAGAACTGTTTAGGTTAAACTGATATACATTATTACCACCACCGCTACCCGTTGGTGTTACTGTTGCAAGTGTAGTTGAAGCAGACATATTGATCCATCCAATCTGGGTGCCTCCATTTGCCTGACCAGAATATGTGGTAATCTGTGAGTATGGAACTCCGTTATTACCTAAGTTAGTTGATGGAGTCGCTGCTCTATAGAATGGAGAAACATGGACAGATGTATCACTAGTAACAGCTTTCACAATATAAACTTGACCTCTTACAACAAGTTTATCTCCTTGATTAAGTTGTCTAGTAAACTTTGTGTTAACTCCTGTAATTAAAGACGATCCAGTCAATATATTAATACTTCCTCTCAATACGGTAGTGCTGTTTCTTCTAACAGCAAAGAATCCTTGTCCATCAAATTCCCAGAAGAAACCATTAGTATCATCAAATAGACCCAATCTTGTAGTCGATCCGCTAGATTGTCCTACGGTAACTTGAGCATCTCCACCAGGATTAGTATCTGTAGGAGTTGCTGTTAGAGTTAATGTAAACGTTTTTGGTGTTATTGCTGGAGTACCAGCTACAACGTGAGCTCTATTAAATAGAGCATTTTCTGACGAAACTGAAGATGCGACACCAGAGATAAACACTATTGATCCTGGTTGTAGTCCATGATCTTGGTCTGTAGTAAATGTTGCAGTTGTACCAGATACAGAAATTGAAACTATATCGTAAGATGGTTTAAACAAAGAAGCAGTTGAGAATTGAATACCTTTACCAGACTGATAACGGAAATATCTTCTTGTTTGTCGCAGAGCATAGTCAAATAAATTATTTGTTCCTGGAGAAATTTGTACGCCACCGTCAGTCGATCTATGTAGTTGAGTGCCTTCTGGTCTTACAAAGATTTGTGTAGCAGGAGATGCCTGCGAAAGAACTGGCGTGAATGAAATTGTTGTTGCGCTTGCAACTTGTGTTGTTACAGGTCGATTTATTCTTACAAATAATCCACTATTAAACGTGCCTACAACAAACGATCCCTCAGGAATATTCGTGCCAGTAATTCTGGATCCGATGGCTGGGTTTGGAGCTGAAGCAAATTTAAGCACATTAGATCCAGCCACAGTGATAGCATTAGTATTTGCAGTTGTAGCAGCGGCTGCACTAGTTGCAGCTGGGATATAATATGTGAATGTAAACTCAGTTGGACACGAAGCAACAGTAAAACTACCTTGAGCATTGAGTCCTGCCGCTTGTAAGTTAGAAATGAAAATAGGAGCTCCAGGATATAAACCATGTCCCTGTAAACAGTTAACTGTAATTTCTCTAGGAGAAGCAGAAGTAGAAGTTACTGAAAAAATTCTTAAGGCAGATCCAATAACGTTAGTATTGAATATTTGACCTGAATATACTGTAGTGCTTCCCAATTTAACGAGATCATTTGTCGCCGTGAATAGTGATTTTGCTTTGTAGAAGAAAGATCTTGAAGCTGTATTAGATCCTAATAGGAAGAAAGTGCCATCAGCGGCAATTTCGTTTAGAGATTCTGATATGTTAATTGGGCTATTTGCTGTTAAGTTAGCACCAATAGCACTGATATCATTAGATACACCAAGAACTACAAAAGATCCAGCGCCAAAAGATCCTTGAGTTGGAGTTATACCACCAAATACTACACATGCACCAGTGTAAGTACCGTTAGCAGCAGAGGAGAAGAATTGAACTTGGCTAGTTGTTGCATTAGGAAGGACAGAAAATCTTACGTTAGTGAAGTTGGCTAGATTATTGGCTTCAACTACATAAACGAAACTGCCTTCTGAAGGAGCTGCTGGTAAAGAAAGACCACTAATTGTTGCAACGTTACCACTCACAGAGATGCTTTGGTTAAGTAATGTAAAACCCATACCACCTAAAATAGGTGTTAGTGGAGAATCTGAAGGTCTTATATAATAGGATGGAAGGTTGTTATGTCCTTGAAGGAATTCCCATTTAGTAGGTTGAAGACCTAATTCAAAGTCAGTATCGATTAGAGACTGGGGTGTTGAGATTCTAAATTTATTAGCGGGATCAACATAAGTTTCAGCAGGAAGCATTCTTACTGCTGAATAAATCTCTTCGGTATAGATAGATAACTTATCACTTGCAGAGTGTCCAGTAGTAGCAACCTTTAGAGTAAGAGTTGTGTAACCGTCCCATGGTTGAATACCAGGAACAGTGGAAGTTCCTATGTTTGCTTCGGCAGGTGGGGTGTAAACAGCAGAAACAATTCCTCTGACTGAATCTGAAAAATTATAAATGATTTCATTTCTGGTAACATTAGTAATAACTAAAATATTAGTTAAATCAATTTTTCCAGGCACAATAACTTTAGTGTTATTAGCTGCTCCTGGAACATAAGTGTAATTGTAAATTCTTACTCTTGCCATGTTGTTGTTTCCTGCTAAAAGTTTCTTTTTCTGTGAATATTTATATTAGAATAATTGTTAAAAACCAAACACAGTAATCATCGCATCAACATATGCTTTATTTGCAAGTGAATTAGATGCTACTGGTGAGGGACAAGTTTTATTCGATAAATCTTGTGCTGAAGAAAGATCTACTAAAGTAACTGTACCTGCAGGTAAAGTAGCGTTGGTTGCAGCGGTAGATGTTAATGTTAATTCAAAATTACCTGAAGTTGTGAGATTATTTGCAATATTAATATTGCCAGCAAGTTTAATTGTTCTTGCTGCATTAACAACATCAAACGTTAAATTTCTATTTGCAGTTAATGCTGTCGAAGAATTAGGCACAAAAGCAACATCAAAGTTTGCTGAAGTATCTTTTACTGCTAAAGTTGAAAACGCACCAGATGCTTTAGTAGTAGCACCGATACTCATGTTGTTGATACTACCAGCGGTTGCTGGAGCAATTGTTACTGATCCAGTGCCAGTTGGGGAAAACTGAATTGCTGCGTTTGCTCCACTTGCTGTTAAGTTATTTGAGAAAGTTTTGTTGCCAGCAATTGTTTGAGCATCAACTGTATTAACAATTGGTTTTGCAGTTGTGCCATCAGTAGTTTCCCAAAGAGAGCTACTATTATTCCACTGAAGTCTCTGGAATGCTGTCACAGTTCCAGATCCATTAGTGGTTAAATTAACTTGCACGCCGCCATCTGCAGCGGTAATCGAATTACCTCTTCTTAATTCAATTGTAGGATCTGCAATTGTAGTTACAGTTGAATTAATAGTAGTCGTAGTGCCATCTACAAGTAGATCACCTTTAATTCTGACGGCACCAGTATTATCACCAACTGCCGCTGGGTCAATAATAAATTCTGCTGGTCCACGAAGCTCACCAGTTAAAGTGAGGTGACTGGCGGCACCAGAAAATGAAACTGGAGCATCAATCGTTGTGATGCCCTTAATAGTAACAGTATCAGCAGTATCGCTACCGAGAATGACGTTTCCATTTGCATCCAGTGCTGTAAATGCACCAGTGCCTCTTGTAGTAGATCCTATATTGATATTGTTGATGCTACCAACACCAGTTGATGTAATTGCAATGGTTGGAGTATTGCTGGCAGTTAATGTAATTAAATCTGTGTATGAAGTGCCATCTACATCATAAGCAGAAATTGCCAATGTGTTGCCGCTAGATTTTGCGGTCTTTATTTTTGTCCCTGTGACAAACTGAGAATTTAGAGTTAAATTATCAGTATCTGCATTACCAATTGTTAAATCATGGAAAAATTGAGCATTATTGCTTGCATCAAATGTTAAACTTGCAGTTGCTCCATTACCACCTCTTAGTGATAGAGTCTTTGTGGCAGCTGGAATTAAATCTAAATCTGTGGTAAAAGTAAAACTACCACCAAAAGATCCTACTAGTGGAAAACCACCAACTTGAGTGCCATCATGAACTATCGCTGTTTTTTTATTAGTATCTACTGTAATTTCCGCTAGAGCACCAGTAAAACTACTATGTTGAGCTGTAGTGCCTCTACGGAATTGTACTTGTTTTGTCATTATGACGCCTCTCTAAATAACAGATGCTATTTCATATGTATTTATGATTAAACATTTTTTAGAAGATAGCAACAAACAAGGATGGTGGATCAAAAGATCTTACTTCGCTAGCGGCACTTTCTGATCCATATGTGTATGTAACTGTGTTACAAACAGGAGCAAATCTGACTCTCGATTTAGAATCTCCTTTGATGTTGAAGATAATTGTGTTGGATAGAGAAACAATACCATACTGTCCAGATGTCGTACCAGAAATAGTAATCTGTCCAGATCCGATATATTTTTCGGTATTCTTTTCTGTGGCATTTCCGCTTGAAGTAGATGTGCCAGAAGCAATAAACGAAGAAATAACTTTGGTTTTTGCAAATCCAGAAGTCTTGTAAAGAGTTGTTTTTTCTTCTGGGTTGGATCCTTTTGAAATTGCACTTCCACCAACAGCAGAAATATTTCCACTGCCAACATAAGATTCTGTATTTTTCTCTTGTGCATAACCATTGAATCCAGTAATAACAAATCCTTTGAATACATTGGATTTGACTTCATTTGATTCACCAGAAATTTCGATGTTTGTAACACCGCCATAAGATTGCTGCTGGGATTTGCTAGTAATAGCAGATCCAGTGACACTAAAGAGTTGTGTATTTTCTGGTGGGTTGGCACCGAATACTTCTGCTCCACCAGATACAGTAGAAACAATACCACTGCCAACATATGATTCTGAGTGAATATTGAATGCGCTTCCTGCAGTGGAAACTTTTCCAAATCCAGAATACTTTTCGGTATGAGTATTTCTTGCAGATCCACTGAATTGATACAGTAGAGTTTGCTCGATTGGGTTTGCGCCAAATACTTCGGCAACACCATTTGTGGTAAATAGTGATCCAGATCCAATATGTCTGAATTCTGCCGTTGATGTTTGCTTACCAGTAATAGTTGCACTGCCGCTAGCAATAATTGTGCGAGTGCGAATTGTTGATGCTTGACCAGAAGATCTGAGTGTAGCAACTCCAGTTGCTTCGTATACATTGATTTCTCTGGTTGTTGCAGATCCAGTAGCAGTAAATAGTTGTGTATTTTCTGGTGGATTGGCACCGAATACTTCTGCTGATCCAGAGAAAGTGCGAATTGATCCAATACCAATATAAGATATTGCTTTTCTTTCTCTGATATTTCCAATAATTGAAGTCTGCCCAGATCCAACAGAAACATAAGTATTTGTTTCTTGTGTTGTGGCAGATCCAGAAACTCTGAAGAGTTGTGTATTCTCTGGTGGATTTGGACCATATACTTCCGCAGCACCAGATAGAGCAGAGATAACACCCGATCCAAATATTCTGAGACGAATAATAATATTGAATCCACCAGTAATGACAATAGGTGTTGCAAATCCAACTTCTGATTTTGATAGATTTACTGAAGCAATTCCTGTTAAGGACTCTGTGCCAGATCCAGTTGAGCGATATAGGTTTGTTTCTCTGGTAGATGCAGATCCAGTAGCAGTAAATAGTTGTGTATTTTCTGGTGGATTGGCGCCGAATACTTCCGCTGCTCCAGAAATTGCTGAAATAATACCAGATCCAGCATAAGATTCTGTATGCTTAACAAGAGAATTAGATAGATTGGTATAACGAATTGCACCAATAAACTCTGTGTATACATGTGATCTCTTGAGATTGCTTGCAGCACCACTGTATACAAACTGAGGACCAACTGAAATGTATTGCTGTATACTAATTTCTCTGGTTGCTGCTGCTCCAGATAGTTCGAAGAGTTGAATATTTTCTGGTGGGTTAGCACCAAAGGATTCTGCAGCTCCAAGTAAGGAAGCAATAGATCCAGATCCTGTGTAATTTGGTGCAAACTTTTGAATTGCAGTATCGGAGAAAGTGATTTCTCCAGAGGTGATAAAGTCTTGATATGTTGCAATTTCTTTGCTATCTGCAGCACCAGAAAGATTAATAGTACCAGATGTTGCAGCAGTGTAAACTGCATATTCTGCAGTAGATGCTGCTCCAGTGAATACAGTTTGACCAGATCCAACTTCTGTATTTGTTTCACTATAAACACCATCGCCAAATGCAGTAAACGTGCCTAATGCGATATATTTGATATCGAGTTTAACTCTAATAGTTGCGAAACCAGAAACATTAATGTTTCCAGATCCGACGAATACATTAATTTCTTTGCTATCTGCAGCACCCGAAAGATTAATAGTGCCAGATGTTGCAGCAGTGTAAACTGCATATTCTGCAGTAGATGCAGATCCAGTGACACTAAAGAGTTGAGTATTCTCTTGTGGATTAGCGCCAAATACTTCAGCAGCACCAGATACGACACTAATAAATCCAGATCCAGTAAATACTTCGGATTCGGAATCAGCAGCAGCACCAAATAGATTGATTTGACCAGATCCAACTTCAACTGCTGTTTCTCTGTAAGATCCGACTCCAGTGACACTAAAGAGTTGTGTATTCTCTGGTGGATTAGCACCAAATACTTCGGCAGCACCAGATACAACACTAATAAATCCAGATCCGACGAATACATTAATTTCTTTGCTATCTGCAGCACCCGAAAGATTAATAGTGCCAGATGTTGCAGCAGTGTAAACTGCATATTCTGCAGTAGATGCTGCTCCAGTGAATACAGTTTGACCAGATCCAGTATATACCTCTGTTTCGGATTCATTAAGATTGCCAGAAATTGTAACTTGACCAGATCCGACAAATGCATCTGTCTCACTGTATAGACCATTATCAAATGATACAATTGATCCAGATCCAACAAATGCATCTACTTCAACATAAGAAGCAACACCAGTGACACTAAAGAGTTGTGTACTCTCTGGTGGGTTAGCACCAAATACTTCTGCTCCAGTTTCGGCAAATGTAAGCGATCCAGATCCAATCTCAACTGCTGTTTCTCTGTAAGATCCGACTCCAGCAATACTGAATAGTTGTGTATTCTCTGGTGGATTAGCGCCAAATACTTCAGCAGCACCAGATACAACACCAATTGATCCAGATCCAACAAATGCATCTACTTCAACATAAGAGGCAGCACCAGATACGTTGAAGAGTTGTGTATTCTCTAGTGGGTTAGCAATAAAGATTTCTACACAATTACCCGCAATGGTAATATTTCCAGATCCAATCTCTACATTAGATTCTCTGTAATTACCGACGCCTGTTGTAATGATATTGCCAGATCCAGTAAATGCATCTACTTCAACATAAGAGGCAGCACCAGTTATGTCGAAGAGTTGTGTATTCTCTGGTGGATTTGCTGCAAATACTTCAACAGCAGCACCAAATAGATTGATTTGACCAGATCCGACAAATGCATCTGTCTCACTGTATAGACCATTGCCAATGACAACAGAGAATCCAGATCCAGTAAATGCATCTACTTCAATATAAGAGGCAGCACCAGTTATGTTGAAGAGTTGTGTATTCTCTGGTGGATTAGCACCAAATACTTCGGCAGCACCAGATACAACACTAATAAATCCAGATCCGACGAATGTATAGGTGGCAATTTCTGCAGTAGATGCATTACCGAAGAAGTTGCTAACTCCAGTGCCAACATACGGGTATACTGATTTAAGTTTTGTTGAAGCGATTCCAGAAATAATTGCATCACCAGATCCAATCTCAACTGCTGTTTCTCTGTAAGATCCGACTCCAGTGACACTAAAGAGTTGTGTATTTTCTGGTGGATTAGCGCCAAATACTTCAGCAGCACCAGATACAACACTAATAAATCCAGATCCAGTAAATACTTCGGATTCGGAATCAGTACCAGCACCAGATAGACTGATTTGCCCAGATCCATTAAATGCGTTTACTTCACTGTAAATATTTCCGCCATTAATATTAATTGATCCAGATCCGACGAATACATCAATTTCTTTGTAACTTGCGCTACCAGAGAAGTTGCTAACTCCAGCGCCAACATACGTGTATACCGATACAAGTCTTGTTGGAGCGATTCCAGAAATAATTACATTACCAACTCCAGTTGCTTTGTATACATTGATTTCTCTGGTTGTTGCAGATCCACTAATTGCAAATAGGATTGTAGATTCTCCAGCACCAGAAGTGAATTTGATATCCGCTGATCCAGAAGTGTTGATGAATCCAGATCCCTCGTAATCTGGAATATATCGAATATCAGATGCAGCACCAAAGAATTGTGAAGTACCGTATGGAATATTGCCACCATCAACTACATCTATCAATCCATATGTAATTTCACCAGGATCAATATCTAATATAAATCCATCATCAATAATTATTGCTGAATCTACAATTGATCCATAATCATTATCAAAGATTGAGGATTCGTTATACGATTCAGTATTAGATTCAACTGCAGCACCAAATACAGTTATTGCACCGAATGGATTGATGTTTCCAGTAGCAGCATTAAGTAACGATCCAAAGTCTTCTGGTCCAGTAACCCATGGTAAGGTAGGAATTGAATCTTC